CGGTCCACCGGTAAATTTGTACAGCAGTCCTGGAATAGTGTCTGGTTAGATGAGGCCACTGGCGGGGCCATTTCAGCCAATTACAATGATGCCTTGTATCCAATTAAAGTTACAAATAATGGTGCAATTCAGGAACGCTGGGCACTTGTATTTACAAGTGATGGGACAGCCTTCCGATGTATCGGGGAATATTCGGGTCAGATTGGAACAGGCACTGTGAATACGGACTTTGCCCCAATTAATCCGGTGACCGGTGTGCCGTACTTCATCATTAAAAAAGAAGGCTGGGGGCAGGGCTGGGTGAGTGGTAACGTGCTGCGCTTTAACACAGTGGCTGCAACCTTCCCGGTTTGGGTGATTCGCACCGTAAAGCAGTCCGAACCGAGTGTGATGTCAGACCAGTTCCAGATCATGCTGCGTGGTGATATTGACCGTATGGTTTAATACTTAAATCAAATATGGCCGCGTTAAGCGGTCTTTTTAATGGGTAAATAAAAATGGTAATGAAGCAGACACAGACCAAGATGTTTGATTTTGCAGATATCGGCCTGGATTTCAGTGCAGGCTCAAAAAGCCTTTTTCCGGATCGTTTTAAAAAAATGCTGGTTCAAGGCTATAACACGCAAACTGTATCGAGTGTGGCAGTAGCAGGTAATCAAGTTACCTTTACTTATGGTGTAACGCATGGTTACGTGGCAGATCGTGTTTTAAAAGTCAATGCGCCTGAGCTTTCAAGCATTAACGGTGGTGAGTTTGTCATTGATAGTGTGACGACAAATACAGTCACGTTGACCATTGACAGTGTGCCCGCTTCAATTTCAGGCAGTTTTACAACTCAAGTTGCATCGCTCGGTTGGTCGCTTGAATACGAAAATGCCAACATTCATGTGTATAAAATGAAGCATATCGATAACACAGACCGTTATGCTCGTTTATGTTTTCAAGACAATGCCAACCATCGAAACGCAATAGCGATTTGTATAGGCAAAACCTTTGATGTTGCAACAGGCTTTATTAATGACACAAACGCATTGCAATCGACTAAAGATGTGATGACCCCATCTGCGGCAAGTTTACCGAAGTGGGATTTTGGATATTCTGCCAGTTCTTCTTTTAACAATAGCACTTACAGCGCAGGTTATAACGAATACGGCAAAGCATGTGTTGTGGGTAGTCCTTATCATTTAGCTTTACTCGGCAATAACTATTACCGCCCTCAATTTAACGCAATCTTGCCCGTAAGCACTTTAGAATACGATATTTTGCAATATCCATTAATTTTATGTACTGCTTATGGCTACGCAACCAATAATGAAGGAAAATCTAATAGTTCGTTGGCAAATGATGGTTTTGGTGCGGCATATATTGGCAATAGACGCTGCCGTTTTGATATAACCGGAACGGTGCAGGATAATGTTTTATCCAACGCATTAAAACCTACAGCTTCGTCACTACCCGCAGCACTAGACCCCTTTAACACCACGACAACGATTCAAGTCCCTATTTACGACCATGCGACTTCACAGTTTTTAGGGTATTGCATTGGTA